CTACGGCTTCGATCGGACGCGGAGCCCGTACCTCGTCGGTGGGCTCGCGTACTGGCTGGACCCCGACCGCTACGCGGACGGAAGCGGCCCCGGCGCGTGGACCATGAACTCCACGAAGGTCGCGACGGCGGTGAGCCGCCATGCGTGGAATGGGGTGGCTGATACCTCGAAGAACGCGACGCAGGCAACGGACGCGAGAAGGCCCACCATCAACCTGGCCGATGGCGCCTATGGCTCCCGCAACACTCTGTCATTCACTGGTGCGTCCACTATCCAACTGCTCCAGTCTGGTGCGTGGACGACTGGCCTTTCGCAGCCGTGTACGCAGTACGTCGTCTGTTCCGGGTCCAACAAGGTTTCGCAGCGCCTTGCCACGGACGGGATAGGCGCGGCCAACCGTAACGCGGTTTATTACACGTCCGGAGGGCTTGGCAGTGTGTTCGCCGGGTCAACAGTGTCCGGCGCGGCAATCGACGATGACGTCTCCAGGGTACTTTGCGGGGTATTCAACGGCGCGTCTTCCGCAATCTACCTGAGTAACGCATCGACTGGCACCACCGGGAACGCTGGCGCGCAAACGCTGACGGGCATCACGGTCGGCAGCGACTACGCGATTACCCAGGGGTGGAACGGCAAGATCGCCGCCGTCCTCGTCTACAGTGGCGCCCACACGACGGCGCAGCGGCAGCTCATCATGGGGTATCTGGGGGCGCAGTACGGTATCACGGTGACGCCGTGACTTCGGGAGTCCGCAATGCCTTTTCTTGAGACAGGTACAGGGGACACGGCGCTCTCGTCGATGACCGTCTGCGTGATGGGCGATGCGGACTACGTGGTCGCTCCGTCGCAATACAAGGCGCCCATCATGCGGTTCTCCGGCACGCTCACGGCGGCCCGCAACTGCGTCATCGACACGAAGAAGGTGTACCAGTGGGTCGTGCATAACAACACGACCGGCGGGTACGCCATCACCATCAAGACGCTCGCCGGGACCGGCATCTCCGTCTCCAACGGCAAGACCGCCACCCTCTACTGCGACGGGACCAACGTCCTTCGCGTCACCGCGGACATCTGACCATGCCCATCATTCGGCCTTCGAGCACGGGTCTTGTTCTATCGGGGACGGGGTGGCGTGATCAACTAGTCGCGGCGAGCAGCGCCGGGGCTGGCGCATTGGCTCCGACCTTCGGCAACCTGGGTGGAAACCTTGCCTTCTGGCGTGGCTACACCCTGAAGGCCGCAGGGGTGGATGAACTCCACATCATCTATCACCCCAACCACGACTACAAGCCAGGCAGCACCGTCAACCTACACGTCCACTGGTCGCCGACGACGGCGGCAGCCGGCAGCGTTGTTTTCGGCTTCGAGTACAGCTTCGCCAGGGGCTACTCGGTGGACGCCTTCCCGGCGTCCTCAACGGTCACGGTGACGCAGGCTGCGGCCGGTGTCGCGTACACGCACCAGATCGCCGAGACGGCGGACCTGACCATCCCGAACTTCGAGACGGACGGGCTCCTGCTCGTTCGGTTCTACAGGGACGGTGACAACGTGGCCGACACCTACGGGGCCGACGTCGCCGTGTACACGCTCGACATGCACTACCAGACGGACCGCGACGCCACGACTGGACGCAACCGCGGGACAGGGTGGGATCCGTGACCGCTGGCGAGTACGGCGTCTTCAAGCATGGTGGCACCGAGTTCCCGCTCGTCTCGGCGACGACGAACTCGCTCCTCCAGGATGCAGACCCGTTCCTGTACGCCGCGCTGGACTACTTCGCCGCAATGCTCCAAACACACATGGGGACCCGCCTCGTGGCGCAGGCCACGGCTTGCGGCGCCCCCATCACTGCGGCTGTGGCGTCCTCCATCCCGTTCCCTCCGGGCCCGTACATGACGGGGGACCAACTCAAGTTCCCTCTGCTCGCGGCCTACAGGGTGGACGAGGAGTTCCAGGAGCGCACGGCGACCTGGACGATGAACAAGACCAACGTCGAGGTCTGCTACATTCTCCCTCCGCTCGACGCAGCCCAGGCGGAGGCGATGTGGCCGGCGCTCAACGCCGCCGCCCGCATCCTGGAGAACCGCATCGAGCAGGGCGTGGACCCCTCCTACACGCCTCCGTTCACGGGGGCAACGGCGGGGAGCCGCGTGTGGCTCTACGCGGGCATCGAGCGCGTGATGTGCAAGCGCGGGCGCTTCGGCTCATGGGAGGCGGCGGACGGGCTCGTGTTCCCGTCGTACGTCGTGAACCTGGAAGCCTGGGAGCGGACGATGACGCACTCGACGGCGTTCGACGATCTCACGGCACTGAATCTTGACGAAGACCTCGTGACGTCGGGCGCTGCGGACGTCGCCGACTTCGTGCAGGTGAACGTCGATACTGACGGTCCTTAGACTGGAGTTTCCTTATGCGAGTTCGACTCCCGGCCCGGTCTCCGGCGCCGATGGTTCCCCATTACCGCGCGATGTTCGAGGGCGTGCGGCGCTACATCGGACTCCAGTTCGACGGGACCACGTTCGTGCCTACGGGCGAGGACGTGGAACTCGCCGACATGGAGTTCAAATCGGAGTACCTGCTGGCCATGAAGGCTGGCGACTTGGTTCCGGCCGACGCCGAAACGGCTCGCATGGCCGGCCTTCCTTATCCGGCCGCTGAGCCGGAGAAAGACTGACCTATGGCCATTACGCTCACTGGGCTCGCGGCAAACGACCGCACGCCGGGGAACTACGTCGAGGTCGCGTTCGCCCAGGGCGACGCATCTCTCGGCAACACCACCTACGGCGCCCTCCTCATCGGCAACTCCCTCTCCACGGGCTCGGCGACGGCTGCCGTCGTGTACGGACCCGGGACGTCCACTCCGCTCAATACGGAGGCGGACGCCATCGCCCTCTTCGGGCGCGGCTCGGAACTCCACCGGATGTTCCGCGCGTTCGTCGGGGTCAACCCGAACACGCCGGTCTCCGCCATCGCTGTCGCTGACCCCGCGGGCACCGCCGCCACGCGCGACCACGTGATCGCCAACACGGCCACGGGCGCCGGCAACCTCCGCATCTACATCGCGGGTGTCGCCGTTGACACGCCCATCGCCTCGGGCGACACGGCCGGCAACATCGCCACGGCGGTGGTCGCGACCATCAACCAGAAGGCCGTCGAGTTCGCGCTTCCCGTCACCGCCAGCGTCGTCACCACGACCACGGTGCGGCTCACGGCGCGGCAGACCGGCCCCCGCGGCAACTGGATCCGCTCCGGCGCGCTCATCACCTCCGGCATCGCCACGACCGTCAGCAACTCCGCGTTCGGCTTCCTCGCCAGCGGCGCGACGGCGGACAGCAGCACATCGGCGCTCGCGACCATCGCGGCCAGCAGGTACGCCTACATCGTCTCGGCGGCGAACGACTCCACGCAGCTCGCGGCCCTCAAGACGCAGGTCAACACCCAGGCGCTGCCCATCAACAACCTGCGGCAGATCTTCTTCTACGGGTCCAACGACACGGCCGGCAACGTCAACACGCTGGCCCAGGGCGTCAACCACGCTCGTGGCCGGTGCGTGTGGCTCGCCAACAGCGATTGGGAGCCGCCCGTCCTCGCCGCCTACGCCGCCGCCGTCGTCGCGCTGGAGGAGGTCCCCTTCCCTCCCCGCTGCAACTTCTCGGGCTACGGCAACGATGCCACCACGGCCGGCCGCTGGTCGGTCCCCGCGCCCCTCGACGGCTCTGCCCCGACCCGCGCGCAGGTCAAGGCGGGCATCATCGCGGGCGTGTCCCCCGTGGGCGTCAATGGCAACGGTACCACGTACCTCGCCAAACTCGTCACGAACTACACGGCTCCCTCGGGCGGCAACCCCACGGACCTTCGCATTCTGGACCACCACAAGGTCACGGTCTGCGACCGCTTCGCCGACGACTGGGTGAACAAGGCCAACCAGCAGTTCGCTGGCAAGAAGGTGGCGGGCGATCCGCTGCCTGGCCAGCGCGTGCCCAGCGCCGACGTCGTGACGCCGCGGGTGGCCAAGGCGGCCCTCTCGAAGCTCGTCCAGGACTACGGAGATGTGGACCTCGTGCAGAACGTCGCCAACATCCAGGCGGGCATCGTCTGCCAGCGAGACCCCGTGGTCCCCTCGCGCATCGTCGCCAGCGTTCCGCTGGAGACCATCGACATCCTTGACCAGACCGCGACCTTGGTGAACCAGACGCGGTGAAGTGCTTACGGCCGGCGTCTCTTCATGGGGCGCCGGCCTTCTTTCTTAGGAGCCGCCAATGGCCTCACTCACGATCTATAGCCTCGCATCCGTCTACGTGGACGGCAAACTCCTGACCGAAGAGGGCTCGGTCAAGGTGTCCCGCTCCACCGGTAGCAACGCCGTCACCACCGTCCACAAGGGCTATGCCGGCGAGTCCCCAGGCGCCGCCACACTCAGCATCGAGGTCGAGAACGCTGTCCCCAGCGCCGACTTCGAGTTGAACCCCGGCCCGTACATGCAGAACCTCGCCGTCGCGGAGATCACCCTCTTCGCCGCCGGCAAGACGCTGACGGCCAAGGGCTTCATCGTCGAGGACTCCTTCAGTCACTCCGTTGGCGGCGCCGCCTCGCTTTCGTTCACTTTTAGGGGGGGTTGGGCGGATTGGCAGTAATTCCGCGCACTTACGTCGTCTACCTCATCAACAACAAGGCGAACGGTAAGGTCTACATTGGCAAGACCTTCGCCGGTTCTGATAGGTGGAAGACGCATCTACGGACAGCGCGCGGAGGTCCAGCCTCCCCCAAGTTCAAGAGGATCCACCGCGCCATCGCCAAGTATGGCGAAGCCAACTTCTCTTTCGCCATACTCAGTTCTCATAGGGACGAGACGGACGCGTACGCCGCTGAAGAAGCGGCGGTCGCGTTCTTTATGAGCGACAAGCCAGAAAACGGATACAACGTCGAGTCTGGCGGCTGGCGGAGGAAGTTCAACCCGGAGTCAGTCAGGCGAAAAATCGCCGAGCGGCTCCGGGGGAGGACTCTGCCACCAGAGGTCATCGAGAAGATCGTCGCCAAGACTCGCGGGAGCAAGCGCAGCCCAGAGACGAAGGCCAGGATGTCGCAGGCCCATAAGGGACATGTGGTTTCCGAGGAGCAGCGTCGCGCCATCTCCAGGGCCCTCACTGGTCGCAAGATCCCGCGCGACATCGTGGAAAAGGCTGCCGCTGGGCATCGCGGCAGGCACCACAGCGAAGAGGCGAAGCGGAAAATCCGCGACGCCCAAAAGGGTCGCCCACTGAAGCCGGAGCATGTGGCGAAGTTGCGCGGAAAGAAGCGTACTCCAGAGCAATGCGAACGCATCCGGCTCGCTCGGTGGGGCAATCGAACCGGTGCCGATTCCAAGGCTCAGTGATGCTATTCTGAGGGGGGAGCATCATGGCCAATCCGCCCACCGACATCCCCGCGTCCGAACTCTGGCTCAAACTCCAGGAGATGCCTCGTCCACACATCGTTGTGGACTTCCCCCGCAAGGGCCTGGACGGCGAGCCCATCTGCCAAGTCGGCATGTGGGTACTCACGCAAGAGGAGCAAGTGGCTGCCGCGGCTACGGCCACGAAGTCCACGAAGAATCTCCTCAAGGAACTCACGCTCGTGCAGGGCGAGCAGTCCCGGGGCTACGAGGACGTCTACGGCAACGAGGCTGCCGTGGAGGTTCTCTTCCGGGCCTGCCGCCATCCCGAGGACGTGAAGCGTCCGTTCTTCCCCAACAGCGCCGCGGTTCGGAAGCTCTCTGTCGATGAGGTCGGAGTGCTGATGAACTTCTACTACGAGGCGCAGGCCAAACTCGGCCCCATCGTCTCGTACATGACGGACGACGAGTACGAGATTTGGGTGAAGCGGCTCGCGGAGGGGGCCTCTACGTTCCCTTTAGAGCATCTCTCATCGGCTCTGCGGAACGAGCTGATGTTGCGTATGGCGTTGCACCTGTCCACGTTTCTGATGGCCAATTCCTCTGCTGGGTCGCCGCCAAGCGATACGTTGAACGAAACCGTCCAGCCAAGTGAGTGACCCATGCCGGCCGTACGCGTCGATTTTTTGGTAGGCGGCCTTAATGAGGTCATCAAGGCGTTCGGCTCGGTGCAGGCTGCCGCGACGAAGGCGTACAACGCGCAGATGAACGCCAACGGCGGGCTCATGCGCCGCGCGAAGATCGTCGAGAAGTCTCTCCGCGACGAGGAGAAACTCGAACAGAAGCGCATGGGGATTATCCGCAACTCGCTCCAGAGGGAGCAGAACATGCGGGAGTCCGCCGAAAAGCGCAACCTGTCCATCAAGCGGAACTCGTTTGCGCAGGAGCAATCGGCGCGAGAGGCGTGGGAGAACAAGAAGCGGTCCATCCTCCAGAGTTCGCTGCGGTACGAGCAGTCGCTCCGCGAGAAGGATGCTCGCGACGCCAAGGCCGTTCAGGACAAGAAACTGCGCGACGAGAAGTCTGCGGCAGACCGTAGGCTTCGCCAGGAGGAGAGCCAGCGCAAGCAGCACCTCCAGATCGTGAAGAACTCGTCGGCGAAGGCCGCAGCGCTGGACGAGGGCCGCCTCGCTGGCCGGGAGCGCTTTGGCAACGCGGTCGGCTCGCGCGTGGCCATGGGCGCCAGGCGCGCCGTGGGCGTGATGGCTGGCGTGGCGGGGACGGCTCTTGCTGTGGGCGGCGGCTTCAGCGCCGTGGATGCGGTGCGGACCAGGCTCCAGGACGAGCGCAAGGCGGCGCTCATCGCGAACACCGCGTTCGTCCCTGGCACGCGCGAGAGGCCGGCGAACGCTGACATCCTCTCGCGGGCAACGGAGGTCTCCAGGGCGATGGGTATGGACCGGAGCGATGTGCTCGCTGGCCTCCACCGCTACCAGGAACTGACGGGCGACTTCGAGGGCGGCATGGGCAACCTGTCCATGTTCGCCAAGATGGCGAAGGCCACGGGCACCGACCTCTCGGACATGATGGAGACCGCTGGGGCCATCCGAGCCCAGAACAAGTCGATCACTCCGCAGAAGCTCAACGAGATGCTCCTCGGCATGATCGGCACGGGCAAGGAACACAGCATCGAGTTCCGCGAGATGGCGAAGGTGGCCGGCAAGGGGCTTGCCACGAGCGCTGCCTACGCTGGCGACCAGGGCGAGAACCAGCGTGCGCTCGCGGGGCTCATGCAGTTGGCAAGGCCCACCTCCGGCAGCCCCGAGGAGGCGGCCACCACGGTCGCGCGCCTGTCCAGCGACACGTTCAGGCACATGGCCAAGACCAAGGGCCTCAACATCTTCGACCAGGAAGGTCGGATCATCAGCCCGCAGAACACCGTCGCTGAGGTGATCAAGGCCACCGGGGGCAACCTCGGCAAGATCACCAAACTCGGGTTCAACGAGCGGTCGGGCCGACTCTTCCAGGCGCTCGCGCCCCAATACTTCGACGCTGAGCGCGAGAAGAAGGGGTCCGGCGTAGACAAGATCCGTGAGGTCATGGACAAGGCGATCTCCGGCGGGTACTCGCAGGAGAACCTTGAGGCCGACTTAGCCAACGTGATGGCGCAGGACGTGGAGAAACTGGAGAAGGCGTTCCGCGAACTCCAGTTGAGGCTCGGCGAGGTGCTCAGCCAGCACATGCCGGCGCTCATCGATGCGCTCCAGAAACTTGTTCCGCTCATCGTCAACATGACGGACAAGATCGCCAAGTTCGTCGAGTGGTTCGCTGGCAACCCTCTCGCCGGCATCGGCGCTGTCATGGCCGCGTCCATCACTGCCGAACTGGCTAGCGCAGGCATCGGCTTCGCCGTCAAGCAGGCCATCGTGGGGCTCATCGTCGCTGCTGGCGAGGGTAGCGCCGTGGCTGGCCTCGCGAGGGCAGGCATTAGCGGCGGCATCCCCGCTGGCGCGCTCGGCAAGGCTGGCGTGATCGGCGCGGTTGCGGTGGGCGCCACCGCTCTCGGCATGGCTGGCATCGACTACGTTGCCAACAACGCCGCATCGGACCAGCGTACCGACGTCATGGACAGTATCAAGAGCACGCAGGAGGCGTTCGCTGCCATCCAAAGCGGTGACGTAAACCGCCAGCGTGCCGCGCTCGCCTTCATCCAGAAGGACACGGAAGCCAAGAAGGCCGGGCCCGCCTGGTACGAGTACGAGACGGACGGTGCTTACGGCGCTCGACAGCGAGACATCAAGTTCAACGAGAGCGTGGTCAAGGCACTTGAGGACGCCATCAAGAAGGCGGCCGGCAACACCGTGGCTGGCGGCGGCGCACCAGGCGGCAACCGAAGCGGTGCGCCGCAGGCTGCCCGGTCCAACATGAACACCCCGGGCTGAACCATGGCCGTAAACGACCTCTTCGACGGACTCTTCCCGTGCAAGTTCCGTGACGTGTCCTTTCCCGTCACGAACATCACCACGGAGTTCTCACACGATCAGGTTGTCCACGAGCGGCCTGACAAGGATGGGGCGAAGGTAGAGGCTACCGGCCGCAAGGCGCTGCAAATCAGCGCCACGGCCCTCTTCTACAACTTCATCGTCCCGGGCAAGAAAGAGGAGTGGCAGGGGCCGCTCTACCCTGGCGTCTACAACAGGTTCATCGTCGCCTTCGCAGACCGAAGGACCGGCGTTCTCGTCCATCCCCTCCGCGGGGAGATCCGGGTCAAGCCGGTCTCCTTCAAGTCGTCGCTCTCCGCGGACACCCGCGGCGGCGAGTCGGTGGAGGTGACGTGGATCGAGACTAGCGGCGGGCAGGAAGAGTCCAACGCCATCTACTCCTACAGTGCCGGCATCAACACCGGCATCAAGGCGGCGGCCTCCCTCGACGGCGCTCTCGGGCTCATGAACCCGGACCCTCGGCTCCAGAACAAGGAGACCGAGGGCTTCTCGTTCGAGACGGCCATGCGGGACGTGCAGAACGCCATCGGCAGCGTCCAGCGCATCACGGACCAGGCGTACCTCAAGGTCAATCAGTACCTCTCGAAGATCAACGCCATCCTCTACCGGGTGACGCTGGTTATGGACTCGATTGAGCGGCTCGGTAACGTCCAGTCGTGGCCCGCCGTCCGGTCCGGGCAGGCGCTCATCGCCAACCTGCGGCTCCTCGCCAAGAGCGTCGAGCAGCAGAGTCGCGTCACCAAGGCGTACATCGTCCAGACGGACATGACGCTGGGGCTCGTGGCCAAGACCCTGAACAACGACCCCGGCGACATCATCATGCTGAACCCGAAGTACGCGGGTAGCCCGGTCATCGCCAAGGGCAGCCTCATTCGGTACTACCCCAAGAGTTGACCATGGCGACCCTCCCCGAGTTGACCCCGTACCAGTTCGTTGACGGGCGCACCGGCGCCGACTCCGACGAGGTGGAGGTCTACTTCCCGGACGTCGGCATCAAGGTCCAGAACTGGACGTCGTACGAACTCAACCAGCACTTCCTGACGCCAACGGACGGGTGGCGCTTCACCATCGGAGATGAGTTCCTCGCCGACGAACTGGTGAACGCTCTCGTCCCTGGTCAGAAGGTGGAGTTCTACATCAACGGCCTCCCCCAGTGCGTTGGGTACATCGGCAAACTGACGACGCACGCTGACAGGCGCTCGGGCACGGTGCTGACCGTCGAGGGCCGGGACGTGTTCGCCCCGCTGGTGGACTCTGGCCTGGACCCGAAACTCATCTTCCCGGAGGGCACCCCGTACGAAGAGGTCGTTCGTGGGGTGCTGAAGGACTTCGGATTCACTGACGTACTCTTCACCAACGAGGCGAACAGGGCGCTCCAGACGGCGAAGGATACGGTCCTCCACAGCACCAAGACGGCGGCGAATGCGCCCAAGGCCAAGGCGGCGAAAGACCCGCCCACTACGACCCGCGGCGCCAAGTCGGCTGCCAAGTCGGAGGCCAAGCGGCTCCAGAAGGCCACCGCCCATCAGGTGAAGCCGTATCCCAACGAGGGGGCCTACGAGTTCCTGGCTCGCATCTCGTCCAGGTATGGTCTATTCCTCTGGCCGAGTGCCGATGGGAAGCAGGTCATCATCTCGAAGCCTGCGTACCTCCAGAACCCCGTCTACAAGTTGCTCTGCAAGCGCGAGGGTGACGTCACCAACATCCTCTCCGCCACAGCGGTCCGAGATTGGGACGAGCAACCGTCAGCCATCGTTGCCACTGGCCGCGGTGGAGACCTCGCGAGGCGCCAGGGTATGACGGCCTACGCGGTGAATCCGTGGACCGGCAATGACCCGGACGGCACCGTCCCGCTCGACCTCGCCAAGCGGCTCCAGGAGTACCCCACGGCGAAGCAGGTCAACGTGCTCGTGTCGCCCGGCGCCCAGCGGTACGTGAGCCGCACGCCGCGCATCATGTACGTCCACGATGACAACTCGCAGAACCTGGAGCAACTCCAATACTTCGTGCGGCGCGAGTTGTCGATGAAGATGCGGCGAGTGCTCACCTACTCCGTCGTGGTGCAGGGGCACACGCAAGCCGGCGTCCCATGGTGCGTGGACACGCTCGTCGAGGTAGACGACGACAAGAACAATCTCCACGAGAATCTATACTGCCTCGCGAGGACTTTCTCCAAGAGCCGGAGTGAGGGCACCAAGACGCACCTCGAACTCATCCGGGTAGGCACGCTGGATCTCGGGGAGGAGCCGACATGACGCAACCTCGCGGGTCCGTGTTCGACATCGGCCTCGACGTCCTCAGTTCGGCCATCGACGCTGCCACCGGCTTCGTCCAGTACTGCCTCGGTGACGCCGTTTACGGCGAGCGACACCGGGACGGAGCGGAGGACTGGAGCCACGTAGGCTTCGCCAGCCGGCCCCCGATGCCGTCGCCCAAGCGTCGGCGAGGCGCCGCGCAGGTGGTGCTCCTCAACGACGGCGGCCGGGACATCGTAATCGCCAGCAAGGATCCGATGGGCCAGCAGCTCGTCAGTGATTTGGCTGACGGCGAGACGGCCATCTACGCCTCCGGCGAGGACGGCCAGGGCCAGGCCAAGGTGGTCCTCAAGAAAGACGGCAGCATCAACCTGAGCGCCAAGCGTGGCAACACCTCGGCGGGCACCGAGATGCTGGTGAAGGTGGACCCCACGTCCGGGACCATCTCGCTGACGAACGATGCTGGCTACGGCATCACCATCGACGGTACTGGCGTCCACATCCACGCCGGCAACGCGACGCTGGACCTGGCCTCGTCGGGCACGGCGAAACTGGACGGGACGATTGTGAGCCTCGGCACTGGCGTCCTGCCGGCGCTGCGCGGGCCCACGGGCATCCTCGGCGCCCCGAGCGCAAAGGTGGTGGTCGAGTGAGCGTTGTGGCCCTTCCCAAGCCCAAGAATCAGCAGGCAGTCGTCAAGGAACTGGAGGAGGCGCTGGAGGCCGCAAGGGCCGGCAACGTCTCCTCGTTCGTCCTGGTGATGCAGAACTCGAAGGGCGAACTCGCCCACACTATCATGATCGATAACCGCATCGGTCCCACCGGCCTCGTCTACAGCCTGGAGGTGGTGAAACTCGCCATCCTCCGGTCGCAAGACGACGCCTGACGCTTCCTTCCTTGGCTTAGCTTCCCTTTCTTCGGAGTCCTCATGTCGATGCCCAGCGCAAGCACCGTCGCGGCGGTCATCGTCTCGCGCCTCGACGGTATCAGCCTTGATCAGAGCGAGGCGTCCGCCAAACTCGCCGCGATCACGGCCATCGTCGAGGAGATACGGACCATGGTGCTCGCCGCTGCCGTGACGGGCACAGCTACCGGCGTCACTGCCGGCGGCGCCTCGGTCCCCGTCACCGGAGTCCTCACGTGAGCGGCGCAGGCTCCTCACCCTTCGGCTCCTCCCCCTACGGCCTCGGTAGCCCCGCAACGACCACGGGTCGGGACGGTACCCTGTTGACGGACTACAAGGGCACGCCGCAGGGCTCGCGATACATCAACCCGCAGACCCGCCGCTGGGAGTTCGACTCCAACGGCCGCGCCTTGGGCATGGCGGACGCGGCGCACATGGTCCTCATGTCGCTCACGACCACGCTGGGCTCGGCGGCATGGTTCGGCGGGCTTCCGGCCCCGGGTGGCGTCATCGGCGCCAACTTCGAGGCCCAGCGCAAGACGGAGGTCCAGAACGTCCTGAAGCCACTGGTGGACAATGGGACCATCGAGGTGGTGAGCATCACGGTGGACGTCAAGAGCCGCCCGGTGCTGACGACGATTCTCTGGAAGGATCTCATCTCCGACCCGAACAGGGTCATTCAGACGGACGTGTGAGATGGCGACGACGCAGACGACGGCCCCGTTCACGGTCCCGACCACCAACGAGATCCGGGACAGTTTCCTCCGCACGCTAAAGAACGGGCTCATCGCGCTTGGCGTGACGAACCCCAACGTCCAGCCCGGGAGCGAGTTCTACATCGAGGCCCAGGCGCTCGCCAACGAACTGGCACCCGCCTACGCCAACATCCAGGTGCAGGGCGACGAGATGATGCCTGACACGGCGTCCATCGACGGGCTCCAGCGGTGGGGCGAGTTCCTGGGGCTGCCGCTCCGTACGGCGCAGGGCTCGGCTGGATTCATCGTCTCGTCCTCCTCATCGGCCATCACGGTCTCGACGGGGGCCCAACTCATCGACGGCGCCGGCCTCCGCTACGAGGTCTCCACGGGCGGCATCTACAACGATGGGGACTACATCCCCATCGCTGCGGTGGACACGGGCACCGAGACGAACCTTGCCACCAACGAGCCGCTCCGGTGGGTGGCGACGCCGCCGTTCTCCGACCAGACCGTCTACGTGGCCCCTCCCGGGCTCGCCAACGGGACGCCGGACGAGGACACGGAGACCTACCGCTCCCGCATCCTGGCGCGGCTGGCCAACCCTCCCGGCACCGGGAACGCCTCCCACGTCATCAGCATCGCGGAGGCGTCTGACGGGCGCGTACAGAAGGCTTTCGCCTACCCCGCGTACCAGGGGCCGGGCACCCTCTCCGTGGCCGTTGTGGCGGCTCCTACGGCCACCAACAAGTCCAGGCAGGTGAACGCCACGGTCCTTTCGACGTACGTGGAGCCGTACATCGTCGGCCAGATGCCCGAGCACGTGGACTGCCAGGTCACGACGGTCCAGGACCAGCCTGCGGACGTCGCCATCGGCATGACACTGCCCGAGCAGCCCACGGCCTCTCCGCCTGGCCCCGGCGGCGGCTGGAAGGACGCCTCGCCCTGGCCGCAGGTGGACAACTCGTCCGTCTTCTACGCCGAGGTGACGGCGGTCACGAGTACGACTGAGTTCTCACTCACGGCGGTTGCCGGGGCGCCTCCCGTCCCCGGCGTGACCCGCGTCTGCTTCGTGAGTACGTCGGGCACGTACGCCTTCACGCTCTACGAGGCCACGGTGACGGCCTACGTGGAGTCCCCGAGCGGGACGTACACCATCACGCTGGACTCTCCCTTCGTCGGCATCTCGGTCGGCAACTGGGTGTTCCCCGCTGCCGAGAAGACGCAGGAGTACGTGGACGCCATTCTGACGGCCATGGCGCTCATGGGCCCCGGCGAGAAGCGGACGCCGCTCTATGGGCGCGAGTACCGCCGGCCCGTCAAAAGCATCGAGTGGCTCTCGAACCTCGGCGCTCCGCAGCTTCGCGCGGTCTCCGACGTGGGCGACGAGGTGCTCGACGTCCAGTACCTCTACCGGAGCATCACTGGCGCTGGCGTACCCGCGAGCGCGACGGACGCGCCCTTCTGCGTCGTCCCACAAAACTTGGGTCTGTACAGGCTCCCATGAGGCACCATGACGCTTCCTGATTCGGACTCTCTCTCCACCTACGGTGGGGCATTCGCCGACTACGGCGTGAGCGTCGTGGACCCCACGACGGACCAGGCCGCGGCGGACTACAACAAGATGGCCGCGTCGGTGGCCATGATGACCAACACAGCCATTCGGGCGTGGGCCATCTTCACGACGGCGGCGACCACGGGCGCCATGGTCCTCCAGAGTCACGGTGCCGTGTGGGGCACGTCGGTCGCCCCTACGCTCTCCCGCAACACCACCGGAACCTTCGACGTGACGTGGCCGTCAACCGTGACTGACGAACTCAGCGTCTCGCACACGGTCAACATCCGAGGTGTGCTGCACCCGAATCCCTACGGGTCCGGGTTCGTCCACGCGCAGGCGTCCAGGCAGGCGGCCAACGTCGTGCGTGTGTACACGTTCAGCATCCTCGGGCTCGCCGACGACATGCTCGGCACTGACATCTTCGTCGCTTGGGTGTGAACTATGCCTTCCTTCGGTGGACTCGCGCCGTTCGCCCGGCGCTTCGGCGGCGAGCCGCGGACGCTGGAGGCGATCCTACAGTCACTCAACGACCAGATGGGGACGGCGCTCGATACGAGCCCGGACTCCCCCATCTACATGCGCAACCTGGCCCTGGCGCGAGCCATCGCCGACGTGTGGGACACCTCGCAGGCGCTCGCCAACCAGTTCGACTGGAACAGGGTGACGTCCTTCCTCCCTCGCTGGGAGCGCATCTTCGCCATCTTCCCGAGGTACGGGGCCACCATCACGGAGCGTCGGGAGGCGCTTGCTAGGCGATGGTCCACCATCGGCCTCCTCTGCGCCCCGCAGGCGTTCTACGACTCGCTCGCCACGGCGCTGAGCGGGATCTCGTACACCGTCTCGGTGCAGACCATCTCCGGCGGCGCCGCGGTCCGCTGGCCGTACGCATTCGGTCCAACGCAAAACGTTGACGGTGGCCCCAGCGTCACCATCTCGGCGACGAACAGTAGCCTTCCGCTCACCGACAGGCTGGTGCGGATCCGCATCGATGCCGGCGGCGTCCGCGGCGTGGCTACCTTCGTCTACTCGCTGGACGGCGGCGTTACGTGGTCCCTCTCGACGGCGACGAACAACAACGTCACCCTGCTCAACTCGCCGCCGCTGGTCATCTCCGCCTCCTTCTCGGCTGGCACCTACGTCCTCGACCAGCGCTATTGGGCGCAGACGCACCCGTCCTCGTGGTCCGCTGACACGTCCCTGGTGGACGTCATCTGCCCCAAGCCGACCACGATGAGCGAGGCGGAGTACGCCTCTCGGGTCGCGCAGGCGAGGGACATCGCGGACCGCTACCTGCCCGCATGGGTGGACGTGCAATTCATCCGGGACGGCGCTGGCGGCGCCGGATTCTTCCTGGACGAGAATCCGAACCTTAGCGCTCAGCGGTTCCGCTGACGGAGAGTCATGACGCACTCCAAGACGAACCCCGCGGGCTGGTCCGCAGGCCAGGAACTCACCTACTCGCAGATCAACGACATCGACCAGAAGACGGTCGATTCGCTGGACAAGACCGCGGCGGGTGACACCTTCGCCGGCATCCTCGCCGCTTCCGGCATCGGCCGCATCATCCTGAGCAGTGTCAACGGCGCCAACGCTGACACGACCTACGCTATCGGCACGGCCTCGAACATCCGGATCACGTCCTCGGTCGCAGCCAACCGCACGTACACCCTCTCGACGACTGGCGCGTCCACGGGTGACGTGTTCCGCATCTGGGCGGACGACACGGCCACGTACCGCGTCGCCGTCGTCAACGGCGGTGGCGGTGGCGGGACAATCGGCTACGTGAGTGCAGAGAACGACGGTAGCGCCCTTGTGGCCCGCTATGCGGAGTTCGTCTACGACGGCACCGATTGGGCACTGAAGACGGCTAGCCGTTGGGGCAACTTCGGTGTTGCCTACTTCACGGCGTCCGGTTCGTGGACGGCCCCTGCCGGGTGCAAGGGGGCCATGGCGATCGGCTATGGCGGGGGCGGTGGTGGCGGGGGC